GTGACTCTTCGTTATTTAGGAGACTCACTAGAATGTTCAGTGGGCCGATAACTGATCGCAGACGATCGGCTATCAAGACCCCACGAGCATCAACAGTTGACAAATATACATTCAGGTCAAACACGGGTCGTGAATTCAAGAAGAAGGAGCACTACAACCCCTTCATGCAGATCCAGAATCACCAGTTTGCCCTTATGGAGCGAGGCGAGCGTTATTCTGATTTTGATCAGATGGAATATTCGCCCGAGATCGCTTCTGCGCTTGACATTTACGCCGATGAGATCACAACCTCCTCGGAATTGAGCCCAATGATCAAGGTGGATTGCCAGAATCAAGAAATCAAGCAAGTGATCAACACCTTGTTATTCAACGTCTTGAATATCGAGGCAAACCTATTTGGCTGGGCTCGCTCTATGTGCAAGTTCGGGGATTACTTCCTTTATCTTGATATCGATGACGAGCATGGCATCACTAATGTCATTCCTCTTCCTACTCGTGAGATTGAGCGAGTTGAGGGCAAAGACCCCACCAATCCCAACTATGTCCAGTACTTCTGGAACGGCGCAGACTCAAACGGCGTCACCTTCGAGAACTGGCAACTAGCCCACTTCCGCCTCCTTGGCAATGATAAGTACGTCCCCTACGGGACATCGGTCTTGGAGCCGGCAAGAAGAATTTGGAGACAACTAACTCTTGTAGAAGACGCCATGATGGCATACCGAGTGGTAAGAGCCCCCGAGCGCCGAGTTTTCTACATCGACGTAGGTAACATCCCACCAAACGACGTCGAGCAATACATCGAGCAAGTCAAGACGCAGATGAAGCGCAACCAGATTGTCGATCCAGATTCGGGACGAGTAGATCTCCGCTACAACTCATTCAGCATCGACGAGGACTATTACATCCCCACTCGTGCAGGGCAATCTTCCAAGATTGAGACTCTCGCCGCCGGACAACTCACGAACGCCATCGAGGATGTCGAGTATCTCCGAGACAAGCTCTTTTCGGCGCTCAAGGTGCCGAAGGCATATTTAGCCCAATCAGACACAATAGAGGACAAGACAACTTTAGCCCAGAAGGACATTCGCTTCGCAAGAACGATCCAGCGCCTCCAGCGTGTTGTCATCGCCGAGTTGGAGAAGATGACCGTCGTCCACCTCTACACTTTGGGATTCAGAGACGCAGACCTGTTGAGTTTCAAGCTGACCCTCAACAACCCGAGCAAGATAGCCGAATTGCAGGAATTGGAGCATCTCCGCACTCGCTTTGACATCGCTGGTGCCGCCACCGACGGTTACTTCTCGAAGCATTGGATTTACGAGAACATTTTCAAACTAGACGAGCAAGAGATCGCCAAGGTAGTCGAAGAGAGATATGGCGACGCCAAGATCGACGCAGTCATCGAGAAGTCAGCAGAATTAGCGGTCGCAGAATACGCCAACGAGCCAACCGAAGGCGAAGAGGGCGACCTCGGCGGCGGAGATGACTTTGGCGGCGTCGCCGATTTCGGAGGCGACGACCTCGGCGGTGATGCCCTCGGAGGCGACGAAGAGGTAGAAGACGACGGACCTCTCCTCTCCGAGCCCGGCAAAAGAGATGACGGAGGATATCTAACACCCGGCTCAAAAGGAAAAGTATACCACCCAACAAAAGACGACAAGCGTAGCGGGATGGGTCCTAGACGCCGAAGTTACGCAGCCCAAACAGGTCAGCAGATGGGATCAAGTACCAAGAGGAACATCTTCAAAGGAGCGGCTGATTTGTCTCGTTTGGGCGCTGGCGTATCCGAGCGACTAAATAAGGATGAGGCGCTTCTTTTTGAAACGAAGCGAGACATCACTAAATTGATCGAGCAAATGGGGAGCAAATAATGAAGATGAAACACAATAAAAAGCGCAACACAGCCTTCGTCTATGAGGCGCTCATCCGTGAGTTAACTCGTGCGGCAATAGAAGGTAAGTCAAAACGCAAGGCAGCACTGGCATCTCTCATCAAAGAGTCCTTTGCCTCTGGTACTACTCTTGCTCGGGAGTTAGAATGCTACTCTACGCTAGCAGAATCAAGCACCCTAGACAGGGAGACAGCCCAGCGCCTAATCGTTGAGGTGCGTCGAGTTCATGGCGAAATAGATAAGGACACCCTATTCGCAGAGCAGAGTAACCTTATCAACAAAATCAACAAGGGTTTTGGGAGCTATGTTTTCTCGAACAATGTCCCCAACTATCGGAGCCTAGCAACAATAGCATCTGTGTTGAACCAGCAGTCTTCCATCAAGAGCCGTGTTTTGATGGAACAGGTGATAATCGAAGACCTCACCTCGACCGAACTAGCCAAACAGGAGACAGCGGAGTCTGTTGATGACTTCACTGTCAAGACATTTGCGAACAACTTCAATAGTCGCTACGGATCACTACTGGACGAGCAGAGAGAGTTCTTATCTCACTACATCACCGCAGATGCCGACGGAGGCACCGCTCTCAAGGTATTCCTCAACGAGGAGTTGAGTCGCATCAAGTCCGCAGTTGAGAAGTCACTTGTGATGACGGAAGTGAAAGAGGATGAGGAGATGACCCAAGCGACCAATAATGTCCTTGCCTTGATCAATGAGTACGCAACGAGAGAGTTGGACGAGTCAGACCTCAAGAAGATAATGAAACTTCAGAAACTAGCAAGCGAGTACCAAGCCGATGCCAATTAAGATCACGATAAACTCTGGCACCGCAGGTGGTGCAGACATAGAGGAAGTTGCCCCTCCGCAAGCCACAGTCCGCCTCAGGGCTCACAAGTCCCTATCAGGCGACATCATCATCCAGGAGCACGACATGATGGATATTGTCATTTCTCCGGCAAAGAACAAAATAATGATGGTCCCACACCAAGGAGTTGGTGAGGAGGTATATCACAAGCAAAAGGAGTTCTACGCAGAGATGTCCAGCCGTGGACTCATAGACGGACCGATGGAAGCAGGCTTCGTTTACGGAGTTTATGAGGCGAAACTAGGCGAGAGTGAAGAGGTCAGCCCCGTACAGGTAGCCCTCCTTGAGCTTGAGAAGTATTTCAACAAGTACCATGTCGAGGGTGAGTTCGGAAACGATATAGAGGAGAACGCCGAAGATCGCTTTATCAACCCTGGGGACGAAGAGTCCACTGAACTTGGCGAAATAGAGAACGAGGAAGATGTCCGAGAGAAGCAACGCGCAACCGGCAATATGGTTTACGGGGGCTACGTTTATTAGATGGACCTCATCTACTTTATTCTATCTTCTTATGGGTTGACCACCATGCTCGTCTATGGTCGCATTTTCAACCCTATTCGCCCCAAACACCATTTTTTCCACTGCCCTCTTTGCGTCGGCTTCTGGGTAAGCGCACTTCTGGTGTGCCTAAACCCATTTACAGACCTATTTACTTACAGCGTTTCGCCCGCTAACTGTTTCGTGATGGGAGCACTAGGGGCGGGCACGAGTTATGCACTTTCTATGCTAATAAGCGACGAGGGAATTAGGATTGAACACACACAGAACAACAAAACGGTGGATGCTCCCAAGAGTAAGACGCTGTTGCAAGGGTAGTTAACTACTTTCGGGAAACAAAATGAAAAAGTATGTATTAGAAGAGTTTATGAATTTGGATTACAGCGACAGCCTCCTCACGGAGGAAGAGCGTGCTGGAAACAAGGAGGGTACCCATCTCATCGTAGCTGGCAAGATCCAAGCAGCCAACGCCAAGAACGGCAACGGTCGCATCTACCCCCGTCCTATTTTAGAGCGTGAGATGAAGAACTACGAGAAACTAGTCAAGGAGGGGCGAGCCATCGGCGAACTAGACCACCCTGATAGTTCAGTAGTGGAACTCAAGAACGCCAGCCATCTCGTAACCGAAGTGTGGTGGGACGGCGACGATGTCATGGGCAAGATGAAGATCCTCGACACTCCCGCAGGCAAGATCGCCAAGAACCTCGTACAGGGTGGCGTCCAACTCGGCATATCCAGTCGTGGTCTAGGAAGTACCCGCCAAGCCAACGGAGTAACCATGGTCGAAGATGACTTCCAACTACTATGCTTTGACTTGGTGAGTGAGCCAAGCACCACGGGAGCCTACCTTGTCGCCGAGAGCCAAGTGAGAACTAATCTCACCAAAGCAGATCGAATCAACCGAGCCCTAAACGACATT